ATGGAACATGCTTTAAAAATCGCCCCGGTTCACTTTGCTGCGGTTGCCGATGGACTCAAGCACGCTGAGTTAAGGGCGAATGACCGCGCTTTCAACGTTGGCGACAAAATCACGCTCAGTGAGTACCGCATGCAAGTTGGGTATACAGGTGAGTGTGTTGACGTTGTTATCACTCACATTGCCGAAGTCGGATTTATAGCACCGGGTTATGTGCTTTTGAGTATTGAGCTTTTGCGGGATGGTAACTGAATGAATGGGGCTGTTTTTACAATTGCTTATCTGTGCGCGGCGTTGCTGGTAGCAGAAAGGTTACAACGCAATATAAAAAAGAGTCCGCGCCGGGCAGAGTTTGAACGAAACGGCAAGGAAATCATGTATTGCGCCGTATTCATCATGTCAGCGTTGTGGCCATTTTTTATGGGGGCAACATATTTGCGCGCCTTTAATAAATTCATTTCAAAGAAATGCGGTAAAGGGGGTAAGCCAAAATGACCACTAACAAGGAGCTTAAACAGAATGAGTAAGGCAACAGCGATAGAAAAATTGGCTCAGGCTTATTCGAAACAACGTCGCGCGCTCACGATACGTAGCCGCACTGTTTACGCAGACAAAGACCGCTGGCTGGAGGTGTGCGGTGCGCAAAATCGCCGCGTCCGCCGCAAATGGCGACGCTCGGTAGGTAAGTCCAACAAACTCGGATTTAGGTCAACCGCGTCCGGGCGCGTAGCTGCAATGTGTGAAGCGGATATGTGGTCGCAGATTTGTCGTAACAATCGCCGCTTAGGGGGATTAAATGACCAATAACAAAAGGGCTGCGGGATGGGCTAGGCCAGTAAACGCCAACAAGCACCACTATTTTAAAGCTGGTGAGTTAACCAGTATTTGTGGCCGGTGGATGCTGTTTAGTGATAACCGCGAACCGGACACATTCGAAAGCCCTGATGATTGCACAGCGTGTCGCCGCAAGCTGAAGGTGGAAAAGACCAGGACGCCGCGAAATGACTGAATCCGTCATCACCTTCCGTTGTGACAAAGGCATCCACGACCGCGCAAAGGCACGGTTGTCGGTCGGTGTCGTCAAGATGCCAGACTTGCTGCGTCTGGCCATTAAGGCCATTGCCGATGATGACGCAACGGCATTTAACGAAGTGCTGAAGGAGGGCGGCACCGACTACGCCGCCGGGATTAATTCCGCCTGGCTGTTCTATAAAGCACATGAGTTGTTTACCTACGATGACGGCATTCTGTACCGCAACAGCAATAAGGGCGCTGGCGTGCGCGGCGCACCTGTTGACCTTGTTACGCGCGGCGGTGTGTCCTGCGTCACTATCAATGGGGGTTATTACCCGGTCAAAGACATTATCTGGCTAATGTTTTACGGCCACGTTTCTGGTGATGTTGTTTGCACTGAAGGCGATAGCCTTAAAATAAGCAACTTAATGTTAACGAATGAAGATAATCCTATTGCCAAAATAAGTCATAAAGTGACCCCGTTTGAAGGTGACTTAATAAAAATTGGAAAATTACGCGCGCTGGTGGTTGAGTCAAAAACCGGTAGTGGCATTAAAAATGAAAGTCTTGAGCAGTTATGCAACGCGGGGAGTGTCTTTTATTTGGCTCTAACTGATGGTGCCGGGTGGAAGGCAACACGCAGCGCTATACACGCTCAAAGAATAGGGCTTCATAAATTCGTAATTAGTATTTCATAGGGTAGAAATCTACCCGCAATAAACAATAATTGATATTATAGCGGAGGGTTTACGATGAGGGTGTTAGCCATGGTTAACGATGCCGTTAAACGATTGCAAAAAGAAAAGCGCGTACTGACGTTGGGTCAGCTTGTCGATGACATTTGCAGCGGGAATTTAAGAAAAGAGTGCCAGCTTGATAAAAATGCCTTTGCAGAACTGGTGGGAACAACACGCAAGACGATTCGAGAATATGAGGATTGGGAAAAGTCACCGCAGATGCGCATGATTTTTGACATCGCAACCACGCTGGGAATCAAGCTGGTAATGCCGGGGGCGCATGATGGAAGCAACTGAAATGGAAACCAAAGTCGCAGCAGGTCTGGCGGCTGACATTGTGGCCATTGCAGAAACGCGCGCGGCGGCTGAAGGCTTGCTTGGTAGCACGTTGTCACGCCACCGCACCGCGATTAATTCGTTATCTGAAGCGCTCAATGGTTCCCCTGTACGCCTGACGCGTCCGGGTATGTGGGTATCGTTGTACGCCCGCGAACCGTCCACCAGCACTGTTATTTCAAATATGAAGTTTATCGCGTCAATTCTCGAATGGACTGAAACACAACACTACGACCAGACCGCTTATTACCTCCGCATTGCTGGCGCAATTCGCCAGGCATTGGCGGTGAAGGCATGATTGCAGACGTACTGGTCACAATGGCGGAGAGGCGCGGAAAAGACCGCGCTTTGAGCCGTGATTCAATTTCCCGCGAATGCCACGCCATCAACACGGCGCGCCCGGTGTTGTGCCTTGGCGTGCGCGCCGCCTCTCATCCTGACTACTGGAAGCGCCACGCGGAAGCCCGCATCACTGATGGCCGGGCGGCAACCACAGTGCGCGCGGAACTGAATTACACCGCCGCCGTGCTGGAATGGATCGTCAAAGGTGACATTGACCTAAAGGTGATGACCCACACGTCAGCCACCGCCATTGCACAGGCCATCAGGCAAACCGCGCGACAAGTCAGTAAGCGGGTAAAACGCTATCCGTCTTTAGCCAAACCCGCGCGCGTAAGTATTGAAGATTTTGACGTAACCGCCGCGCAAATTCAGGACATGAAAAGCCCGCATAAAGAAATATGCGCCATGACGTTATGCTTTGGTTTACGTGTGAATGAAGCCATCAAGTTAAAAGAATCATCATTACTTAAAAGCGGCTCGCTATTTATTCCAGACCGCAACACAAAGACCCGCGCTAATTTATTGCTTCCTGTTCCTATCAAATATCATAAAACAGTAAGGGAATGGCTCAGGGTAATTGAGCAGGGCGCATTGACGTATTCAGCAACGTATATGTATATCGAGCGCAAAGGCTTTAAATGGCGACCGCATGACATGCGTAAAATGTTCAGAACAAAAGCTGCTGTAAGGGGCGAGGATTATTTAGCATGTGAGTTAATCCTCAATCATGAAATAGACGATGTTCAAAATGTTTACCTTCAGCAACCACCATATAAACGCATGCGTGACGCGTTATTGCACTCCCTGAACGATTACCACGCCGCCAGATAAAAACCCGCCAGAATAGCCAAATTGACCGCCACAGCCCGGCGGTTTTTTTACACCCAAAATCCGCGCAGACATGTTAAAAAAATGTTGCTCGTAAACGAGCATTAACCTGTTAAATGTAGTGACAATACTGTTAATAAAATGTCATGTGGATAACTTTAACTCATTCATAACACGCGAAAAATTAACAGTGTTTAGTCAGGTCGCAACGCCCAAAACAGCAAAAATAAATAACATTATAAATATCAATGCGTTATGAAAATGCGTTGCTTTTCGGTTATTAACTGACCACGAAAGGCACGTTATATAATTAATTCCGGTCAACATCAGCCACAAAAGTAAGAGCACACCAAATCAGGCCATAACATCAGCCACTTACGCGCATGTTATATGTGGAGGGGGAACACTTCACACGCGGTCACAGGGGTTGAAGTCGGGCAGAAACATACCCGTTAAAGCGCAAATATAAATAAACGTGTCTCGCTTTTACATTTTCGGTCACAGGGCGGCGCGTTTCAGGCGCGTACAAACCACATAAAATCAAAGTAATAGATGAATTAAGCGAAAAGTGCCGCCATAAATGCCCCGTAAATGTTTCCGGTCGGTGGTCGCACCAGTTCAAAGAGGTCACAAACCCGGCCAAATCCCACAGCAGCAAAAATGCAAAGCCGTTGCCAGTCGTGGTGGTCGCATAACTTATTTTACGTCCGGGGATGTTTCAGCCCTTGCCATGCGGGCATTGTTGGTGACATGCATTTTTATGCAGATTCCATCACGGGCAAATATATACCCGCGTTGCGCTGTTACATTTATTGCGGATGTCAGATAAGGAACAGGAAGGCAGGGAAACGACGCGGTAAAGGTTGGCACGGAAATTAATATCCACAGCCATTTACAGTGCTGATGCGGGTTGGAGTAGGCATTGACAGAATACAACTTTTAAGCAGGTCGCCATATTTGATGGGGTTATCCACAGCGCGCGCAATTTATGACTTGTGGTGCGCTATGTGACGCGTTCCACGCCTGATGATGTCATTGCTTCACTTTATATAAAGGAGGCAAGAGACATGGCGTGGGGCCGTATTTACCAAATAACCATTAATTGCACGACGGGTGAATCCATCACCATTGATGGTGCTGACGTTGATTTCTCTTGCGTGCGTGATGACGCAAAAGAACCCAACGAAGCTGATTTAACGATATGGGGCATAACCGCCGACACGCAAAACAGTATCGCTGTTTCCGGTAGCACATTAAGCATCGCGGCAGGTTACCGGGATGAGGGTTTATTAACGCTCTTTCAGGGCGAATTGATTTCCGCCGTAACCGTCAAGCCAGCGGAAGTCTACGGGCTGCGCATACGGCTGTATGAATCACTTATCCCGTTCCGGGCATCTGTCACCAAACGTGCATTCACCAAAGGTCAAAAGCTGGAAGATGCCGTCAGGCTCGTTGCGTCTGATATGGGGGTTGGCTGCCAGCTATCCCCAAACGCAAAGGCGCTGACGCTTGATAAGCCCGTATCAGGCGTGGCGCTATCCCGCAACGTCCTTAACAGCCTGTGCAAGCCTGTTAATGCCGCCTGGTCAATTCAGTACCAGACGTTACTTGTGACCATGGGTGATGCCATTACGACCGGGTCGGCGGTGTTCGCACCTGAAAGCGGATTGCTCGGCGTTCCCGCGCTGAAGCTACACACGCCAAAGCGTCATAAAAAGCACACCAGCAGCAGCGGCACCACGCAGCACAAGAAGAAAAAAAGCAGTGTCGCAACATACCCATGGCCCCCGAAAAACTCCCACACCGACTACACGCAAGGCGCACGCCGTCAGATAGGCACTATTGAGGGCATTAACTGGCGTTCGGTTCTGCGTGGCGGTATCGAGATTGGTGACAAGGTGCAGCTCAATTCCCCTTCAATGGGTCAGGGCTGGTGGGTCACTGTCACCAAAATTACTCACAAGTTCGGCACGCGTGACGTCAGCGTGTGGGAATCGCAGTTTGAAGGGGTGATTGCATGAGGTCGGGTAGTCAGGTCGCCGCCATTGTTAATGAAGAACTTGCATCCGCAATATTCACGCTTGAGGCAACCATTGTGTCTGTGTCAGGCGGTAAGGCTGTCGTGCAACCTACAGCCCGGCGGGTGTTCGGTGATAACGATGAGCCTTTTGAGTATGAGCCCATAAGTGATGTGCGTCTGTTGTCGCTGGTCTGGAACGGCGGCGCATCAGGCGTAAGCGGGGAAGTTAAAGCGGGTGATGGCTGTTTGCTTATTGCGATTTCGCACAGTGACGCGCAAGAGCCAGACCATAAAACGCTTTCAGCGTGCGCGGCCATTACCGGCTTTAGTGATTTGGCTGCGCATCCGTTCCCGGACAACGTCGGGTTACGCATCTTTCATGCCGCCGCGTTTATCACGCTGGATGACAACAACATCACAGTTGATAACGGCGGCGGGGCAAAGCTGGTGTTTAACGGGGGCGGCATCACGCTTGATGCGCCAGCAGGGTTTACGGTCAACGCGAATACGCAGATTAACGGCAACGTTGGCATTGCTGGAGACATGACGACCACAGCAGGTGCGGGCGGCGGTACTGGTCGGGCGGCATTTGCCGGGGATATTCAGGTTAACGGCGTCAGCGCTGCGATTGACCACAATTCGGGTGGCATAAGCGGCATTGGCCACACGCACAAAGAGAATGGCGACGGCGGCGGCATAACTGACGCGCCAATGTAAACGGATAAAAAAGGAATCACACAATGAAAATGAACGATTACGCAGCAGCACTGGCACTGGAGAACGGCGGATTTTTACTGGCAGGTGATGCAGTGCTGACCATTAAGCCGGGTGATGTGATTGAAGTCACAGAGCGTGCCGGGCTTGAGGTCACCGCCGTTGATGTTAAGACGCTGGCGGACGTGCCTGTTGCAATGGTGATGTCGGCATGCCGTCAGGCTGATGGCGGTTGGGTGCCGTATTACAGCGATGTTGTGTATGAAACGGCGTATCAGGCCGCATACGCACAGTTAATGAGTGATGCCGGGCGCGGGTTTGATGTTGATGACGTGCTTGACTGGCAGGTGTTAGACGAGCCGGTCACAGTGGCATCCGTAAAGCAGGTGACCAACTATGCAGATAAACAGTGAACAGTACCGCGCCGCGAAAATTGGCCACTTTTATTCCCGCGTAATTCCGTTGGCTGACGAGCCAGTCACGCTGGTTATGCTGACGCCGCGCGGACGTCGTCGCATTCCGGTTGGCAACGTCAGTGACATTAAGGTGTTGGGTGCGGCTCAATGCCTCATCAGCATTGACAATCTGGCATCAGTAGCGGGGATTTACACGTGATGGACGTAATGCAGGATGCAAGCGGGGTCATCATTAAGAATGGTGACCTTGTTTTAGATGGTGGCATAGATGGTATCGCCCAACAATGCGAAATACGCGTAGGCATGAATAAGGGTGAATGGTGGCTTGATGAGTCGATGGGGATTCCGTGGTTTTTCGGTGTAATGGGCCAAAAACTACCAGCCACCATTGTTGGCCAGATGATAGCGGAAGAAGGTATCAAAACCGATGGCGTAACAGATGTGCGCATCACGCGTGCGGAGAACGTTAGCGGCAAGCTTGCCATTGCCTTTGCCGTCTATGTCGGAACGAAATCAAAAGGAATGACAACCAATGGCGCTTAATCTTGTAAGTGATAGCGGGTGGCGTGGTGCGCGCTTGCCAGAAATACGCGGCGAAATTTACGCGGGCATGCGCAGTCTTCTTAAAGCACCAGACGGAAGCCCGGCGGTTATTTCGTCGGATGGTGATTCCGTCATTGGTCAGGTTATCGCCGTGTGCTCTGAGGATGACTTGCAAATCATCGAGGCGATGGGGTGGATTTTTGGCGGCTTCTTCATTTCGCAGGGTGAGGCGGCGCAATTAGACGGTGCCGGTGAGTGGCTTAACGTTACCCGATACGGGATGACACAATCCGCAGCGCGCGTGGTGTACCTGCTTGAGCCTGACAGCACGGTCAATGCCGGTGATGCATTCAACGTGCAAGGCATAGACGGGGATTGGATCGTATCAGCAACCACAACCGCAGATGCCACCGCCTGTACTGGCCTTATTCTGGCTGTGGATGATGCAGCGCTGGTGGATGGCAACACGTTTGTCATTTCGGTTAACGGCACTGAATACACGACGCAATTTGAAACGGGCGACACGTCTGACACGGTGATTGCGCGCCTGTTTGGGCTGGTCATTGCCAGCGACAGTGCCATGACCACGGAACAGACCGCATACGGTGAAATGCTGTTTGTGGCCGATGGCGTGAGTGTGGCGCGGTTTGCGTATGCATCCGGGGTGTACGACGTTGTGCGCACAGGCATGCCAGTTGTTGCTTACTACGACTCTGAAACCGTGTTCCCGGTGGTTGATTATGGTGACGTCGTAAGTGATGACGTGCTTGTGTTGGCTAATGGCAGTCAGGGCTTTTTGATTGAAGATGATGAAAGCTATCGGGCGCGCCTGAAAGCCGCAGCAGCGGCACGCAAAACCGCTATTGGGGCATCGCGTCCGGGTATAAAAGCATCCGTGTTGGCTGTTGAGGGTGTTTCGTTCTGTTCGGTCAACGTCAATCGGGGCATTGATACTGACGCAAACGGGCTACCAGGTAAAAGCGTGCAAGTCTTCGTTGCGGGTGGCACGGATAATGACGTTGCACAAGCGATTTATAACGCGGCGGCGGGCGAAGCTGGCACCTATGGTGGCAGTTTTGGCACAGCTACTGACGGCGACACAACAGAGACAATGTATTTTACCCGTCAGGCTTATCAGTCGGTTTACGTGGCTGTTTCTGGTGATACGTGGGATGCAGAGACAACGGGCAAGCCCGCCGATTACAACACGGTCACCCGCTCAGTTATTGAGGATTATTTCACCAGTCTGATTGTTGAGCGTGATGTGTTTGCCAAACAGATTGAGGCAAGCCTGATGGTGGCTATGCCAACATTGACAGACATCACGGTCATGGTTGGCACCACGACCAATCCGACCGGGCGCACTGTTCCCATCGCGTCTGGTGTCATTGCAGTCACCAACGATACCTTCATTACCATTGAGGGGGAAGCGTGAAGCCGACAATAAAATCACCTGAAGCGCTGGCCAAAGAGCGCTTTACGGCAAAAGTGAGGTTGCCAAACAATATCAGCCTGGTTAAAGGGCTGCGTGCAAATCATGACAGCATGACCAGCGCCATTGGCTATCTTCAGACGGGCGCGAAGTTGTCCACGGCAACGGGCGTGTTACTGGATGCGAAAGGCGAGTTTTATGACCTGCCACGCGCGGGCATGAGCGATGACGAGTACCGCCAGCAGATGCAGACGCTTTCGTCTGGCCTGACCGCATCGCAACAGAGCCGTCCAACACTCGGCAAGTACATTGCGAGCGCCTACGGCGTCACATGGCTCAAGCTGTCGGGCGTTAACGCCCCTACGGGCGCGTTGGGCGCTGTATTCAACCGCGCACCACTTGACCGCATGATTTACGTTCAGTGCGGACGGGATGCGCCCAATATTAGCCTTCCTGAAACGCTGGTCAGCGCGACCTTTGCCGGTGACGTCTACAGCACCGCCACGCGGCCAAACGTCAAAATGACGGATAACGCCCCAATGATGCCGGGCAACGTCTTTGCGTCTGTATGGGGTGGCCTGAACTACATCAGGACTGAGCGAGCGATACGTGTAAAGGCAGGTATCACAATCCGGGTTAAGGCGGGTATGTCTGTACTCACCCGCGAAAAAACCAACGAAATTATCAGTGAAGACGCAGTCAGCCCAAAGAATACGCTGGCCACGCGCAAGGCAATCGAGGTGAGCAATGGATAGTTGGGCCGCAACCGATACGTCATACCCGTCATTTAACGCGGACACGCCAAACAAACAGCAGCCTTCAGCGGAAATGCAAGCCGTGGGGTTTGCACCAACATACCAGGATAAAGGCGGCAATCTTGTTATTGGCGATCCACTTACGGCACAGCACATCAATTTCATATTTTTTGATTTGTACCAGAAGTACACCGCAGCACTTGCCCGCATTGATGAGCTTGAGGGGAAAGCGTGAATAAATTCGCCTATGTGCCGCGCCTGTACCCGATGAAAGGCGGCGATTATCCGTCTATGGCAGAGCCGCCAGCAGATATGCAAAAGAACGGCTTTAAGCCCACGTTTACTGACCCTGACGGGAAGTTATCGTTGGGGGAGAAGGTCGAATATAAGTACCTGAATTTTATTTTTAATGACCTGTACGCGAAAGCCGCAGACATGGAAAGCAGACTAACCGCACTTGAGGGGGATTAAGTGGCCTTAACAGATGATGAACTGATTGCCATCAGCGAATTACCGAACGGTAAAAACGACAACGCCACCATGCAGCCTGATTTAATCACGTTGCATGAGGTACGTGACACAACAGACACGGTATTTTCATTGCCGTACCAGAATACCAATATTGATGTTTTCGGGGGTGGTGCTGCCGGCCAGTGGTCGCTTAACTTCCAGAATCCACTACAGCGCGTTGTCTTAGACCTTGAGGTCTTTTTCGGGGATTTATCGGCAGAGAGTGCGCCACCTAACCTGTCGGCGCTTACGATGACGCTGACGGGCTTTTCAAGTGGGGTGTTGTTTTCACCGGCTACCGCGTACAACGCCGCCGCACCGGCTGACTTTTTCGGGCTGAAGGTGGCAGGGCTTACGCCAGTTATTAAGCTTGGCGGAAAGCGCCGCCGCCTTGAGCAGTCAGGGCAAGTGATAATCCCGCTGGTGGCCGTTCTGCTGTCAGAGAACCCACTGACCACGCAAGAGACATTTCGCACGCTGTCGGTGGCACTGAAGCGCACAGACGAGACACAAACAAGCGTTGTGCCAATAATCGGCGGCATGGTCTACAGCAACCCGCTACCGTCTGCCCGTGACCGTCTTGTGACAACCAAATGACGAATACCGCGCAAAAGTAAAAAATACAGACCATACATTTGCAACCATCAAAGCGCCGCTTTGTAACTAACAAATCTAAGGTTTGTATTTTATGAAAATGATTACCCGCAAAAAGCCCGCCTTTTCTGACCTGTATCAAGCGGGAGTTTTCACGCGCATTGCCGCTGTCAAAAGTGCTGACGGCGGCGGATGGCGTCTGTTTGGCCTGTGGCGAGACAAGGACATTGCCGTCTTTGTGGAAGCGGCGCGCGGTGGTGTGCGTGAGTGGTCAGGATTAAATTACCTGGCGGATTTTTGCGAAAGTTGCGGGATAAGTTTGTGGGAAGTTCACAGCAAGACGGATAAGAAAACGCCCGCATAGCGCGGGCGGTGTTTTATCAGGCGCTGGCGGGTGGCTCTGGCCATTCAATATCAGGCGCAAGTGATGAGTCAACGCGATTAAGCTGAACACGGTATTTTTTCCATGCCAGCAAGAGTGCGCTTTCTTCATCGGTTGCAATTTCAAGGTCTGCCGCATCCTGAAGTGGTGCAATGGCAGTCGCCGCACTGGTCATCAACTGTGTTTTTACAGTGTGCACTTTTGCAATAAGTTCCTCCGGTGTTGCAACGTGCTCGGGTCTGTCCTGTAAAATAGGATAGCCATTTTCACCCGGCACAATCATTTGACCATTGGTCTGCCCATCCATCAGCGCCCTGTAATCATCATCCTTTACGCGTATGAAGAAGCCAGGCCATGTACCGGCGGCGCGATAAGCCGCTTCCAACTCATCATTATAAAAACCACCCGTCATTGGCTTATACACAAATCCCATTTACCAGCCCTCCGCGATATACATTAATGTGACTGTACCGCCACCGGCGATATGTAAATTAAAACCTGTCTGGTCGACATTATACGGAGTCATTGCTGTGCCACCGCCAGACGCGGAGTTTTGGTTTGCAACTACCGCCGTACATATATTTGGGAAAGCCTGTGGAAACGTAATGCGCGCCCCTTCGCCAACATTGCCAATTGTGGCAGACATACGCATCGCGCCGGTACTGCCACATCGCCACCACATTAACGCACCGTTCCACGCCGCTGTATTTGGATTTGCTTTCGCGTTTACGTCATTTTTTGTAGCGAGGTGAATAAGATTACCTGAGCCTGACGCTCGCATGTAAGGGTCATTCTCATTGCTAGAGACGATGCCGACATAACTAATCCAGTCAGCGCGCGGATACCGGGAGTCAAAATTCGTCATGTTTCCCGGAATCACTTGCCCTGCAACTGTCACATTACTGTTAATATCCATATATAACGCCGCAGTAGCGCCGTTATCTCCGATAAAATGGAGCATCATGTTGCCGAAATCACTTTTTCCGCTGCGCAGAATGCCGAGGCTCACCGCGCTACCGAACCCCACAGTTTCAGTCGAAGAAAGCCCCTTGACGATAGGTAAATATACCGAAACATCCTTCGGGCTTACATAACCGTAAGGGATGCAAAACGGGGCTGCGCTATTATCGTATTGATTTGAAAGTGCTCCGCTGCCGTCCCACGTTCCTGGTTTAATTCTGTAATGGCTTGAATTGTCTAAATAGGCAACATTGCCACCTGATGTAGGAACAGCGCCAACATCGGTCGCGCTAATGGTAATTTCGCCACTGGCATTCGGAGACTCACCATTAATGCTCTTGATTGTGCCCAGCACCTGCCATCCGGGCGCGGTCAGTCTGAATGTATCGCCATTGGTGGACACAAAAAAGAGCTTGGGCGCTGTTGTGGGGAGGTACACTATAAGTGTGCCAGCAACAGAGTCGGGCGCGGTTTCGTTACCAGCGTCAACGGGGTATATTCCCGCAGCGGTGATTGTCTTGATGTCAGTTGTTGCAGGTAGTGCGCGGCGCATCATTAGCGCCGCATAGAAATCTTCAGGCATAAAGCCCCCGTTAAAAGGGTAAATCGTCCTCCGTTATTTCAAGACCAGAGGCGGGCGCATCAGGATTAATGAGCCTGGCCAATATTTCATTGATTTCCTCGGCGGCTTGAAAGTCGACGCGTGACAAGACCCGTTTAATGAGTGTGACCTTTTCGTCTGTAGTGCCTTCACCGTCAGCAATCTCATTGCATAGCGTCACCTTTGCGCGCATGAGCGTTGCGTGCTCGTCGTTCAGGTCAACGGCGGGTAGTTTTGCCTCATCAGGGAAAGGCGGTTGCAGGGCGTCACCGTGCTTATACGTGAACCATATGCGGTCAAGTTCTTCCGCTTCTGGCATATCCCCCATCATTTCGCCACGCGCGGCACGCTCTTTGACTTCAGCCACCTTTGCAGCAAGGCGGGCTTGCTCATCGTCTGCTGGTGCATTCAGGCCATTTGGATCTTCCATGCAAGCTGGCGCGGCAACAGAATCATCCGGGCCGAAATGGCGCTCAATCAATGCGTCTGCTTCTTCATCAGTACCGGTGATGATTTGCGCGGTGATGAAGCCGTCATATTCCTCGCACGCTTCCAGCCATACGCGCCGCAATGCGCGGGTCTGGTCTTCATCGTCAAAGAAGGTGGCTTCACCGCTGCGCACCTTGTCAAAAAATTCTTCCTGAAGACGGCGTTGAATTGTGTCGAGTTCGCGCAAATCACCTTTCAGAGGTTGCACGATACGGTTAATGAGGTTGATTTCGTCAGGGCTTAACGGTGCGTAACGGCGTTCTTGTTCAGCCGCGCGGGCATGTTCTTCAGCAGTGAACGGCACCGCACCCATAGCGACGGCGGCGCGCTCGGCGGCTTCACCTTCAGCGCCCGGCATTGGCAACCATTGGCGCTGGCTGGTGGTGGCTGGTGACTGTTGCGGTGCGCTACGGCGACGGCTACGACGTGACACGCCGTCAAGGTCGCCGCTGTCGTCAGGTTGCAAGCCTAATTCAGCGTACAGGGCATAGCGGCGGCAATAGGTCATTGTGTAGCCCCATTGCTGATGTTCGTCGAGTTGCTTACCTGAGCGCTTGAGCATCTTTTCAATGTCAGTGCTGGTGGTCGCTAAATGCGCCTCATGCACGGTAGCTGTTGGGATATGGCGGAAGGTGGTCACGATTTCTTGCACGCCGTCAGCATTGGTGCGCATGGTCTGTGAGTGACGCACGCCCGCCTGATACAACAGCGGTTTAATCACACGGTGCAGTTCAGGCAGGTCAGACCATGCAAAGTGTTCTTCTTCGCTCCAGCGATTCTTAACCGGATTTTGCGCGGCATGAGACACCCACAATAACGCGGCGTGAACGTCGGCAAACTGTGAGCCGTTCGTGTTGGCTTCGTGCATAGCAGGTGCGGTGACTGGCGCGGGGGTGACCGTTTCCGGTTTTTCGACTGGATTTGAGGCAGTATTGATGACCGGGTCTTTATTTTCGCTTTCCGTAGTCATGGGGTCTAATCCATTAAGCAGGGCGCTAACGCCACTTAAGATGACTGATACGTTATGCAGGGTATGAGTTTGCATTGTGCTTGCTCCTTCTTGTGAGACTTATCCCCACTTTTGAGATGGGGCGGGCTGGAGCTCAAAACCGCAAGAAGTCGGCGGACGTATTACGCAGGGTATGCACCCGCGCTATTAGTCGCACTCCAGCCCATAAATCAGCACTGTGACGGCATGGCCGCCAGAGCATAAAATTTAGGCACAAAAAAATCACGCTGACGGGGTGAGTTGCCGCTTCTTGTTAAATGGTGTTTTGAGCACCGGAGACAAAATTACCGCCAATAACTGCAAAAAGCAATGACCACATACCGCAAATGAGTAAATATCTACCCGCACAGATCAAAAGGTGATCAATATGGTGATTAAGGTAGATTCAAAAGGGTTGGCGAAAGTTGCTAAGTGGGAATTACGGCAAATTGCTTGTGATGCGGGTTTTAGGCTGGGCAATGCCGCCGATTACCGGGAAGCAAGGAAGGGTGGGATGCGCTATTACCGCCGCAATTGCATTTTTGATGAATTATATGGTCACGGGCAGTATGAGGGCATGTTTTACGATGCCAGAGCAGACCCGCCACAAATTCTTATGCCATGCAGGTGCTGTTATGCCGAGTGGTTGTTTTATTCTGAGGATGTGAAAGAAGCTATCGCCGCCATAAAGCAAAATAAACGTGCGCTATAACCCAACCCCGCAACGCTCCCACAAGTAAACCAATTCAATAACCCATACCCCGTGCGGCAACATTGCGCGCATGGGGGCTTTTTGTGCATGAAAAAAATAAACAAGCGTGATGAACGCTTTGCCCGCCTTGTTGCGGAAGCCACAACAGCGCCGGGCTTTTGTTATGCGACATCCAGAGAACGTGAGTACAAGGGTTTTAACGACGATTACCAGGCTGACCAGCTACTCAAAGATAACGATATAGCCAAAGCCGTTAACACGTACCGCAATCACATTCTTTCGCGTGATGTCCTTTCACGGCAAGAGGCTTTAGTAAAACTGACGGCCATTTTTCGCGCGCCTACAGCAGCGGAAATATTCAGGGAGCTTGACGGGTTGTCAGGGCTGCGAATAGACCCCGACATCATGAAGGCAAAAATGGACGGGCTTGAACTGACAGGCGTGAAGCGGATTAAGCGGACAAAGAACGGACTGGAAATCGTCGGTTATGACCTTGACACGCTGGCTGCACGCATCCTGCAACTGGCCGGGGTGGATGTCAGTAAACCAATTACAGAAGAAGGCAAAAGCACAGCACGCCGCATGCTGGCGGATATTTTCGGGGGGATGGCGTCATGAGTGGCAACCCGCCTTTCAGGTTAAAACCGATGCGCGCCATGATGCGTCCGTTATTCGAGTCACATCGCGTCAAGTGTCTTTATGGCGGGCGTGGGTCGGGTAAGTCGTGGGATGTGGCAGAGGCGTTGATTGAAATTGCTGTGCGGTCTGAAGTACGCATTTTGTGCTTGCGTCGGGTGCAAAAGTCAATCGCTGCGTCTTCACACCAGTTGCTTTCCGACACCATCCGCCGGTTGGGGTATGAATCGGAATTTACGATAACTAACAACGCCATCCGCTCAAAAGAGGGGGCGGAATTTATGTTTATGGGTCTTCAGTCGAACCTTGACAGCGTCAAGTCAATTGAAGGCGTAGACATTTGCTGGGTTGAAGAAGCGCATTCGATTTCCGCCGCCGCATGGGAAATCCTGTTACCGACCATCCGCCGTGAATGTTCGGAAATATGGATCACATTCAACCCGGATTATGCGTGGGATGACACATACGTCCGGTTTGTGCTTAACGCGGAAGATGACTGGTTTGTTATCGAAGTTAACTGGAGTGACAACGAGCACTTCACGCCAGAGTTAGAAAAAGAGCGCCAGACGTGCCTGAAGTTCTACCCCGACCGCTATGACAACATTTGGGAAGGGAAGCCGATTTCAGAAACGCCGGGCGCGGTAGTCAACCGTGGCAACCTTGAACGGCTATTTGTAGATCCAGATTCTGCCCTTGCGGCGGTCTGCCGTAGCGGGATTAAGCGTGCCGTTCTGGACGTGGCCGACGATGGCGCGGATGACAGCGTTTTAACCCTGTGGGATGGCTATTTCTGTTACAGGGTGGTGCGCCTTCAAACCCGCGACACTGTGCAGCTTGCCGTACAGGCATTGGCCATAGCCATTGAGGAAGGTTGCGAGGTATTGACGTATGACTCCGTCGGCGTGGGTGCCGGGGTGCGGGGTGAGCTTAATAAACATGAGGGTGACGGCATCACCTTCAAGAAATTTGTGGCCAACGGGGAAGTCCAGCGCAAAACGAAGCGCTACCGGGGCGGGCGCAAAAATGAGGAAGTCTTTGCAAATCTCAAGGCGCAATCGTGGTGGGCGTACCGTGACCGGGTTAACGACACATGCCGCTATCTGGACACAGGCATCAAGCCGCTTGACGGCATGATTGCTTTTTCCAGCAAGATTGAGCGCCGTTACCGTGAGCGCATTTTATCGGATTCAACCGGGGTGCGATGGGAAAGCAACAAAGACGACAAGATTCAGATTGAGGACAAAAAATCGGTCAAGAAACGTTTGGGTGTTTCGACGGACTACGCCGACGCAATCATCCCGCACGCTATCAAGTTCAAATCAGGATTAGACGCATATGACGAGTAAGAAAATACCCACACAAGGCACGCTCATTGGTGGTGAGGTGCGGGAAGACATCAACAATGACAGCTATGTAAGCATGATGCAGGGAGTGGCCGGGTTAGGCGGCGTCAATGGAATTGGTGCGCGCGGTGCGGCGGGTATGACGTCACCAACAGCCCGCCGAATGATGGCGCGCATAGCGTCGGGCATGATTCCCATTAATGCGATGTTGCTCAATGAACAAAGCGGCGTTGGCCACCGTATTTGCGCCGAACCCGTGCGCGCGGCCATGAATGCGGGTTACTCGATTGTGACCCAAAACCCCGCAGACAAAGAAGCCATTGAAAACCTGTTTGAAGACCTGAACGTCTGGCGCGTGGTCGGCAATGCCGCCGTCTACCGTCGGGCCGCTGGCTGGTCGGTCATCGTGTTTGGTGATGCTTTTGTACGCCCGCACCCGGCTTACCGCATTACGCCATCTAACGACTGGTATACAGATTACCGGTCACCACTGTTCGGCTTGCCTGAAGGCTGGCAAATCGAGTTAAAAGCGCCCATCGGCGGGGATGTGTTTATCCCGCAGCAGGACAGCTTTTTGATGGGTGATAAAGACTACGACCCGATTTATCAAATCACCGGCACGGAATTTGGCACGCCGGTATTGGGTCGCGTTTATTCATCACTGGAGCGCCTCGGTCTGACCCATGAGCTTATTTTATCAATTCTTTCAATGAGCATTCAGGACATCTATAAGCGCCAAAACCTTGATGAAGAACTTGAAACGCAAAAAGGAGAAAGGAAGGTTGCCAGTCGCATTGGCGGCATTGCTGCAACGCGCATGCTAAATGACATGGTGGTCATTGACGGCGAGGAAGCTATTGAGCGACTTCAGTCAACCATAGCCAATCAGGCCGACCTTATTGACGCAGCCATCCGCATTGTGTCGCTGGAATCTGGCGTTCCCGTGTCCGTTCTGGCCAACACAAAAGCGGGGTTAAGTAACAGCGATAGCAGCGGGGATGACGTGTGGGCGCGTCTGGTCGATACCGAAAACACTGACTACATCATCCCGGCACTGAAGGCGATAGCGCTCAATTTTCTTGGTGTTCGTGCTGACTTCGTGGCGAACAAGTCGCAGGGTGACATCAAGCGTGATGCAGACACCGACAAAGTGAAGGCGGAAACCGTCAAGCTGTACTACGACATGCGCGCCATTACATCAGAAGAAGTGCGCGCCACCGGGCAGGAAAGCGCCGCCTTTGTCAGCCTGACAACCAATCTGCCGGGTAAAACAACCAACGACCCGGAAGCTGACGAGGTTGACGACGATGAAAACGACGCCACGCTATAACGGGGCTTTTCCTCTCGCCGCTGAAATGGTGCTGGCATCCCGCCTGGATAAACAGGCGCGGGCGTTTACGGCCATCGTCAAAAAAGCGTGCCTTGCCACTTACAAGGCAATAGCCACGTCAGGTGCGGCGGCGTCGTATAACGTCAATACCGATGCCGCAGACGGCAAAGACATTGGCGTTGCCGCAGCGGCGGGCGGGAACCTGTCATCAGCACAGGTTAAAAAAGTCCGCAAATACCTTAAACAAAAATACGGGTCAAACTGGTCGCACTTAACCCGCGCCAAACAAACTGACCTGATTAATGCGTTTATCAGTCAGGTTTTAGATCCTCCCGCTAATGTGAGTAAAAAAAGTGCCGTAGATGGCCTGATTTCTTATGGCGAATACGGCGCATTACCGGCGCATATCATTGCTGGCATTCAACAGGGCGTAGCCTCAAGCCTCGCCAAAAGTTATGCCGCAACAGGCACGGGCAACATTGGTGCCGCCGCCGGTAACGTGTCAGCCATCGCCCGTAAGGCTGACAACGTCCGCGCACAGATTGAGGCCGCTGACTTTGGGCTGACGCCTGAATACTGGAAAGGCCATTACCAAAAATTCACGGTCAATGAAGCGCCGCTTGTAGACGCCATCACCGCAGCGCCTGTGACCGCCAGCACCGCTGGTGCCGTCGCGCCAGAAATACCCGCCTTAATCGCGCCCGTGGTGGAAATGGCCACCATCAGCAGCGCGCCCGCGCTCGATGCCGTCAAAAAGGATGTCATCAACAACGTTGAGCAAAATTTTCAGTTAATCGTCAGGGCGGCGGAAGGGCAGCGCCTGGCTGATGGCGTGAAGCTGGCACCGGAAGACTTAGAAGACCTCATCAGCGTTGATGTGTTCGAAAACAACCCGGATTTAAGCGCCGCAACAGATAAGTGGGTCAACGACAACATGACCCGCCTTAAAAACATGAATGCCGACGCGGTAAAGCGCGGCATCAATGTTACACAACAGGCGATTAAAGAAGGGCGCTCTCTGCCTTGGCTGGAAGAACAGCTAACAAAACAGATGGACATTTCAGCGGGCAGAGCCAAAACCATTGCCCGTACCGCCACCAGTAATGCCGCATGGAATGCCGAGTTGGCCACCGCCACCGCCGCTGGCATGCAGTATTACCGCTGGCGCGGCATGCTCGATGAGCGTGAACGACAACAGCACGTAGACCGGGAAGGCCACGCATACGACCCCGCACACCCGCCAACGGACGGAAATCCGGGTCAGCCCATTAATTGCCGTTGCTGGCCAGAATGGTTATTTACCAGCAGTGAAATTGAGGAAGCGGAAAATGAAATCACAGCACGTTACAGAAATGCAGCATGACACGGAAATTAACGTTGATGCCGTCCGTGACTGGACGGTCACGGATGAGGGCTGGTTACAAATTGATATTCCGGTGCGCCGCGCCGGGATTCTGACCTACGACAAAAGCAAGGGTGATGCCTTCACCGCAAAAGAATACTTGTCAGAAGATGAATTGTTTAACGCCGATTCAATGAAGACACTTATTGGCAAGCCGGTAGCCATGACCCCGCACCCAAAAGGGGGGAAGGTTACCGCTAAAAACTTCCGTGCGCTCACTGTAGGCACGGTAATTGACGCCTTCAGGCGTGGCGATGACCTGATAGCCCGGTCACTCGTTCAGGATGAAAACAGCATCAAGCTTGTTCTGAATGATAAATCACTGCGTGGGGCGTCTGCCGGTTATCAGTGTGACGATAAACCCAAAATAACCGGCACATCTCAATGGGGCGATTACGACACGGTGCAGCGTGGAACGAAATATAACCACGTCATCATTTGTCGTAATCCACGTAACAGCCATGCGCGCTTTAATCTGGATGAAATTATGGACCCTGAAAACATCAACGTTGATGAACTGAAAACGCAGGTCACAACATTAACCAAAAAGAGTGATGACCTTGAAAAAAAGGTCGGTTCTCTTAACGGCGAATTACTGGCCGCAAACAAAAAAATTGTGAATCTGGACTCACTGAACAGTGAAGCCTACGAGCGCGGCCTGAAAGATGGCAAAAACCAGCATTTGCTTAACGAGCACGCCAAAAAGCTTGGCATCAATGTTGATAGCCTCGATCCAAAGCTGGTGAAAGTTGCCGTTATCAAGAAAGCCAGCCCGGAAATTAATACCGATTCATGGGATGACGCGCAAATTGATACCGCGCTTGAAATGGCGATGACCATCAAACCGGCGAAAGATTTCCCGCAGAATCCGCGCCGCCCGCAGGTTAACAACGATGGCGATAACGGCGGCGATGTTGACAGCCATGACGACTATCAAAAACGCGCTTTCGGGGGCAAATAATGCAGACTGAAATCAAAACAGATTATGACGCGGGCCTACCCGGTCAGCTTGCCGTGTTGCCATCGTTTAACAGCGCGGCAAAAGTGCGCTCCTGCCGTGCTGGTGGCCTGATTTATGCCGGTGATGCGCTGAAGCTTGGCAGCACTGACAACAGTGTTGTTGCGCTGGAAGATGGTGACACCGCCGACATGATTTGTGGTGTAGCCGTGCGCTCTCATTCCAACTTTGGCATGACGCCAACCCGCACGTATGGCGCAACCAGCGCTTATGCCGTGGACGCGAACAGCGCGCAGGGCTCTTGCGAAGATGGCCCGATTTACGTTGCGCTGAAATCAGGACAGGCACCGAAAAACGGCGACCTTGCAACCCCGATGGGGCGCAACGCTACCAGTAACGTTATGGAGTGGGGCGTACTGGCGGCGGACGGCGGGCAGACACGCGCGAAATTCATCACCAGCGCCTTAACGGGCGGTGTGGCCATTATTCAGATTACTGATGGCGCACTGCTGGGAAAGTATAACGCGCCAGTTGTTAACGTGACTGGCGCGACCGTCGCCCCGACCACCGCCAGCATTGCGGCAGGTGCAACACAGCAGTTAACGGCAAGCGTTACGCCAGCCAATGCGACCGATAAAACAGGCGCATGGAAAAGTAGCGATGTAACCAAAGCCACGGTTGATGCAGCAGGGCTGGTGACGGGCGTTGCAGCAGGAACGGCAACAATCACATTTACGACAACGGACGGCGCGAAAACCGCCACTTGTGCCGTTACTGTTACGGGAAGTTGAGCATGAAAAAGAATGAAATTACGCAGGTGATGCAGGCTTATTGCGCCAGCACGTTGCGCGCAAACGGCCAGGACGTCAACGTCGATGAGCAAGGCTTAATTTTTGCTGATGATGTGATTGCGGTATCAAAAAAGATTTATGAGAAGAAAATGCCCGCGCCGCAAGCGCTGTCACTTTTTCCTCAAGAGCCTGATGTCACTGACGCCGATGAATGGTTTGAATACCGCATGTATGACGCACAGGGCATGGCAAAAATCATGGCCGCGTATGGTACTGACATGCCAATGATGACCGTGAAGGGCGAAGCCTTCATTGCGAAAATGTATACCGTGGGCCTTGGCTATGGCTGGACGTACAAAGAAATGCTTCAGTCAGCTAAAAAAGGTATTCCGCTCAAGCAGATTGAAGGCACCAGTTGCCGCAAAATCCATGAGCGCACCGTCAGTAATATCCTTTGGAAAGGTAACGACGAATATAAAATCGTCGGCTTTTCCAATCACCCGAACATCCCGGAAGTGGCTGTTGCGGGCGGGTGGGGTAGCGCGGACGGTGACGCCATTGTTGATGACGTTGCCGCGAATATTTCCGCAGTGAACGGCACTTCAATCTTTGACGTCAATAAGTACCAGATGCCGTCAAAAGCCTGGACGATTGCGCAAAGTAAGCGCCTGAGCGCAACCGCTGACACTGTGCTGTCATTCCTGAAGAAGGCATTCCCTGAAGTTACCTTCAGCAAAAACCCGGATTTGGACGCGGACGGAATTTGCATGGCGATTGACATGAATGAAGAAAACTTCAGCCAGGCAACACCAGTGCTTTTCCGTCAGTTAGCCCCGCAACCGGTCGGCATTGATATTTCCGTGCCGTGTATTTCCATGACCTGTGGCGTGATTGTTCGTCAGCCGCTGGCCGCTGCAAAAACAACGAAAGTGGTGTAACCGATGACCGCAAAAAACAACCAGACCCAAAGCAACCAGACCGCCACCGAACAGACGACAGGCCAGCCGGTATGGCTGGCCAACAAAACGCAACGCCCAATTCATATTATGCAGCGTGGCAAGGATGCTGAGGGTAATAACCTCGACAATATCCGTCTTTCCACCATGGGTGCGGTGAAGGTGGCAGAAGCAACGCTCAAGCTTTCTGGCGTGCAGCAGCTTTTGAAAAAGGGCTCATTGGTCAAAGTCAGTGCCGCAGAGGCCAAAAAGCTTAACAAAGAGCATGACGACACCGTCAGCGCGGAAGATGACGACGAAAGCGAGGAATAAAGCCCGTGACAACTGTTGAAGGCTGGCTTGCCATCCTTTTACCGGGTTACACAGTTGATGAGGGCGCTATTAGCGCCCTTTCTTCATTGTGTGCGCGGGTCTACGACCTGCAAGCGGCGGTAGATGATGGCTATGAAGAAACATACTTACTGGCGCTGTATATCGCGGCCAATCAGGTTTACGCGATTGAAGGCAGTAGCGGCAGCATCAGGCCCGTCACCAGTAAAAAAGAGGGCAAAGTGTCCGTTTCATACGGCACAGACAAGGGCGGAGCCACACAGGGTGGATGGAAAGGCACCACGTTTGGCCAGGAGTTTTTAGACATCATGCGCATCAGTCGCGGTGGGGCAATGCTGTTGGGTAGTGCGTCATGAAAGGCGGGGCGCAGTTTAACACGATGGGCTTTGACAGGGTCATACGTAAGAACATCAGCGCCCTTGCCGGGATAAAGTTGAAGGTCGGCATTCAGAAGGGTGCAAAAGCCACTGGCGGTGGTCTTATCGCGCCCTATGCGGCAGATAACAACTTTGGCACCAAAACCAAACAGGGCAAGACAAGAATACAGGCGCGCCCGTTTATGACCTATTCAGCAGACCGCATGGCGGACTGGCTTGAAACCGCCGCATTTTATGAAGTGGTCAACGACGTTATCACCGGCAAGATAACCGCAGATATGGCCGCAACGCGTATCGGCACAAAAGCGGTTGATATTACGCGGCGCACTATCCGTGACTCGGCGCTGTATAAACCAAACGCCGCAAGCACCATCGCCCGCAAAGGTCACGCCAGACCACTTCAGGACTCAATGTCTATGTTCCGTAACGTTAAATTTATCAGGGTGATGTAATGCGCCGACAGGTTCAGATTATGCAGCCCGCAAAGGGTGAGCTGGTGGCCGGGGTGTATCGGCAGAGCCACGGGAAGCCAGTATTGGCCATGTTGAGCATGCAGCCCGCCAACGGCGGTGGCACGTTCAAGGAATACTTAACGGGTAGAAAAGTATCCGATTACATGGAGGCTATCGGGGAAATAGATCTCAAATCAACAGAGGAAGGCGAGCACAACGGTGCGTTAGTCATTTGTGGCGGCAAAACGTATGAAGTGGTTGACCGGCTTGAATGGCTTAACGGCGTCATCAACCATTATGAATACCTGCTTTACAGCACCAACACGGAAAAAGCGAAGGTGAGCGGATGAACGAGTCACCAGTTAACCTGCTTACCGTTGATGGGGTAATAAAATACCCGTCATACCGGGCAGAGGAAGCGGCGTTTGACGAGCGCGGCAACGTCAATGAAATAGTGTTCACTGCCTATGATGACAACGACCCGCAGCAACTAACGGGCGTATCGTTCACGCTGGATGGCGCACCCGTCACCGTGGCAATTGATGTGCTGGTCACGGTCGGCACCGTCGTTAAGTTCAATCCCGGCACACTGACGGCCACCACGGCAACGCCTGAAGTGTTACGCGGTGCGCCGTATTTTGCCGCCGTGCGCGCCCGTCAAATGCTTGTCGAGTTAATGGGAACGACTGACGCCGCCTATGCGCTGCAAAGCATGCCAGAGCCAAAAGCTAATTTCGCCATTGCGCACGTTACCAGCCATTCAACCAGCCCGTCAGAAATAGACAGCGACTTTGACGAGCACGGGCGCTGGTATGACTTTAACGCCTGGGCAGAAATCACCATCTACCGCAGCAGCACCACGGCCATTCAGTATCTTCACGACCTGCTAACCATTCTGGAAACCCGGCGCGGCTATTACTGGCAGTTTGACCGGGGTTTTGATTTAGTCAGGTCGCAAGAAGTGTCTAACGGCTCGCCCCTTATTAATAATCTCGGCTACCAGCAACAAGCAGAGGTTGCCATGACGTTTTCGTTTGTTTATCGCCACTACGAGCAGGAAGGCTGGATTGCCCGTGCGGTGGTAGGTGACGACATGGCGCACGTTGATTTAATTCGAGAAGGGGAATAGACATGGCAGACTTGCGCCGCCTGTTTAATATCAGCATCACCCGGCAGACCAAAGCCGCCGCCTATGGCGTTTTTGGTGTCGGGCTGGGGCTTTCGCCCGCGCCGGGCTTTTATGGCGTAACCGCAGAAAATTTCGAAAGCATCACCATTGATGATGTTTCAAAGTCGGTGAAGGTTTACACGATGTATGACGACGTCATTGACGATGGCGTCAAAGGTGCCGCACTGAAGGCCGCTAACGCTTATTTTGCGCAGTCGCCAACACCTGACACGCTGGTCATGGCGGATATTTCCGGGGCGTTCTCGGCGGTGGCCATCGTGATTAATAACGATGATACCGGCATCGCTGAGGTCAAAGCCGCTGTTGCGTTTGTGGACGGTAACGACGTGGTCAACGCCACCTTTGATGGCACGGCGTGGGTTGGTACGGGCGCAGACAAAATCACCGCCGATGAAAACAACCCCGACTTGTACCGCATTGCCGGGCGTATTGTATTTGTCACGGGTGCGGATGTGTCGGTTGGTTATTCCACGGTTAAAGCCGATTCATTCACCGACGTTATCACCGATATTCGCCATCAAAATGATAACTGGTTTATGTCGTTTACCACGTCGCGTGATCCAGTTTTGTTGACTCAAATTGCAGACTGGACAGAAGCCCAAACAAACAAAATGGCCAACTTTGTTGACGACGGCGGCGCGGTCTATAGCTCTGACCCTAAATGGCCGCTTGGCGGCATCACGCAATATCTTTTTGATAAAGAGTGCGCGGGTAGTTTTGCGACCACAACGCGCGTTGAGTCAAATTATCTGGATGCGGCACTTGCCGGGCGCTGCCTGACTATGCAACCCGGTACAGAAACATGGGCGCTCAAGACGCTTTCAGGCGTGGTGGCGGATAACTTCACCGAAACGGATTACCAGACCATTACGGCCATTAACGGCAATACGTTTGAAGATTACGGGTCGGGCGTCACTGTCAGTTATCCCGGCACCGTGGGTGATGGCGAGGCAATCGAGGTTGTGCGGTTCTGTTACTGGTTATCCGATTACATGCAAAAAAATCTGGCCACGATGACCATTAACCAGAAAAAGCTTAACTATGGCCCAACGGGCATTGAGCTTGTATGTAAAAACATGGAATCCAGCCTTAAAACCGGGCAGGACAATCAGGGCATTTTGCCTGATTTCACCAATGGTGATGAGTACGTGCGCGGCTTCACTGTCACGCGTCCTACCATGAGTCAAATCACCGCCGCACAGCAAATTAAGGGTAATTTGCAGGTAGCTTTCAAATTCTATCTACAGTACGCCATCAAGCACGTTGACGGCATCGGTACTGCTATGACGTGGGGAATGTAACTATGGGTTCTTATCTGGGTAGCCAAAACCCCAAAGACTGGATTTTAACCGTTGGTGCGTTGCCTGTTGTGGGCTTTGCGAAAGACAGCAACATCGAGCTTGAGTTACGGGAAGATGCCGTTGATGCAGATGTCGGCATCCAGGGTGACTGGACGTTTGTTGAGAAGAATGACGGCTCATCGACGGTTAAGTTTACGTTGTACCGCAATTCATCATCAAACGCCGCTTTGCATGCGTACCTCAAAACACGGGCGGTGGTTCCGACAACACTGACCAACATCCGCAACGGCACTGTCCATGCGCTGCCTTATTCAGCTATTCAGAAGCAGCCCAAAGACGGCAATAACGGCGGCTCAAACGCAAATACACTGGAATGGACAGTCATTGCCGGTGAAACGGATTCCACCATCATTTAAGGCGGTAAAATGTCATCATCACCGGCAGTATTTAAGGAAGTCAGCATTGGTGAGCGAAAATTCACCATTGTCAAAATGTCCGCATTTGACGCGATTCACTTCAAATTGCGCATTATGGAGCTTATCGCAAAGCATGGGATTAACACGTCAGGCTCAATGATGGAAGCCGCCGGGCGTGCCTTCACATTGTTAAACCGTGAAGACCATGACGAAATGCTGTTAACCCTGTTGCAACAGTCGCGCGTACAGTGCATGACTAATGAAATGATGTTGGACGACTGGGGCGCGCTTGATGCCACTTTCGGCGTGGACAGCATCGCGGATGTTTACCTTGTTGCGCTTGAGTGCGTTAAATTCTCAATCGCGCCGGTAGCAGAAGGGTTAAAAAAAAATATTGGTCTGGACATCAGTCTCAATCAGAGTCTTCAGAGCGCCGTCAGGGGATTATTGAGCGACTTGCTGAAGGGCTTGACCCCGCCGTCAGAGCAGAAGTCACAATCTGGCGAGTAATACAATCGGGCCTGATTTCGTTTGACGATGTCAAAACGGGTCGGGCCTCCTTTGATGACATCATGCGCGCCGCCGCAATCCTCCAGTATGACTCCGCAGTCTCCGCCGCTATATCAGAAGCCGAGAAACCAAAAAAATGACCGAACAAACCAAAGAGCTTGTCACAAAGGTAGACGTGCAGCCCGATCTTGCCGGGCTGTTAGCCTTTGAGGCTGAATTAGACCGCGCCATTGGTAAAGTTAACCAGCTTGACGCCGCGATAAAACGCACAAATGAACTGAAGCCAAAAGGGCGTTTTGCACCGCCTGTGAACAATCCCAGCGCAACCGTCGCCGCCGCTGGTCTTGCCGCCGGGCTTGGCGCTAATCTCGTTAACCGTGGCGCGCTGGCACCGCTGGTACGTAAGGCGTCAGAGGATGTGGCAAAGAATGCCGCGAAAACCGCCGCAACGGGCGTCAATATGGCCATTGAGGGCATGCGCGGGCGCATTGGTGGCGGTGGTGGACTTCTTGGCATTGCAGGGCCGCGCAGTGCGGGTGGTGGCGGTGGCACACTGGCGACACGTCCGGGGCCGTTTGATGGCATGAATTTTTCCCGCAGTAATTTTGATGGCACACCATTAGACGGGAAGAAAGCCGCCGCAGCCAAAGCGGCCAGAGCACCCGGCAGCGGCTTTAAAATGCCTGACATGATGGCGGGTGCGGCGTCGGCGTATGCGTTAAGCGCAGGGCTTGACGCAATAGCGCACAGCCTCGACCGCGTACAATCCGCAGAGGCACAATTAGCCAGGCTACCGCAAACCATCGGCAGCAGCAAAGACGCCTTCATTGAGTTAACCAACGCTGCAACGCAGGTGCGCGGCGACGGTGACGCATTCATCAGCACATACACCAACATGGCCACCGCAACGGAAAAGCTAGGGTTAAGCCAGGCGGAAACCATCAAAGCCACGCAAGGGCTTGTGAGCTCGTTACAGTTGGGTGGAGGCAGCAAAGAGGCGGTCACAAACGCGCTGTATCAAATGGGGCAGGCGTTTTCGTCTAACCGGTTCGGCGGCGATGAGTTCCGCTCATTCATGGAGGCCATCGGCACTATGGCACCAGAGGTGGCCAAAGCGTTTGGCACGGACGTTGCCGGGTTGCGTCAGATGTCGGAGCAGGGAAAGTTAACCGCAGAAACCATGACCAAAGCTTTTGAAACCATGGCAGATAAAAACATGGATTTGCTTAAAAAACAGGGCTGGACGTGGGGGCAGGTCACAACGGTCATGGGCAATGATTGGGGTACCTTTATCGCCACGGCCACGGAAAATGGCGAATGGTCGCACCTGATGTCATGGATAGCCACCAACGTTACACCCGTTTTCAAAACAGCAGAGCAAGCCGTTGCGGGATTCTGGAACACGACAACGGATGAAAGCAAGGCCAGCATATTGATTGGTATTCTGGCATCCATAGGCGCAGCGTTTGCGGCGCTGGCAATTCCTGTTCTGGCGGCGACGTGGCCATTTCTGGCCGTTGGCGCGGCGGTGTTCCTGCTGTATGAACTTTTCCAGGAGTTTCAACACTGGATGGACGGAAGCGCGAAGACGATTTTTGACAATTTGTTTGGATCGTTCGATGAGTTCGAAAAACGTTACCCGGCTATTGTGAAGGGGTTGAAAGCGCTGATTAATGCCACTGGTGGTGCGGCAAGTGCCGTGAATGACGCGTCAGGGGGAGCCATTACAAATGGCAGTGTTTTAGGTGACTTGAGTCGGCATCTACCTGTCATCGGCCCACTGATTAACAGTTGGAAGTCTTTAAAAGATGTCAATGATGTCTCTGGCGGTAAGTTAAATCCTTTGGATGGGCTTGAGGGGCTTTTCAGCCTCTTCGTTGGCGATGACAAGCCAGCGTCTGGCTTGAATGGGTTAACGCCTCCATCGGTGGCGAATGGCTCACAGACAACCATCTCTAACACCAATAGTGGGAACACAACAATACAGGTTGCAACGCCTGAAGATGCCGCGACCGTGGCAAATGCGCGCGACAAAACGTTTGTTAATCATATGGGTAATGACCTCGGGAATATGGCAGAGGGCGGCGGATACCTGTAGAATTGCGACGTTACTACATACACACGCAAGGAAAAAACAAGATGGAATTGACCAGGTTACAAAAATATTTTCTGTGCCCTTTGGCAAGCGTCGCGTTGACGGCGGCTTTGTACCTTCAGATTGAATACTTATCCGGTTTGGTGAAATCGTTTTTGTAAAGGATTAAAAACATGAGAATTTTAACGTTAGATGACATGATTACCCCAAAGATTTTGACCAGTCTTTATATTTTCACCACGCTAGTTGCGTTTGTTGCTTTGGTCTTCACATTGTCAGTGGGGCATTACACGGGTTCAATTATACTCGCTGTGGTCATTGTGTTTAATCGCGTTTTTTTTGAGTGCATCATTGTTGTTTTTAAAAATAATGAACATCTTAAAAATAGTGCTGAATATTTGCGATACATCGCAAACACCATGGCCAACAACTATGATGAAGAACATATTGCAGCAGCCCGGAAGGCCAAAGAGTCGCAGCAATTCGAAAATGACGCAGACTTTAGCACTGACAGCAAAGAAGACACCCCACAAGACAAACAATAATAAAGATACAGCGCCCGGCATAAAATCCACCTTCAGCGGTGGATTTTTTATTTGGGGGCTTTATGTCAGATATGGGCGGGTTAAACGCACCAGCGGGGCGCAGGGTTGTTATTGTGTCATCGTCGGGCGTTTCCGTGTCATTACGATTACGCAAGCGCGAAGCATATTCCGCAAAGCGGAACGTTTCGCAAGGCGCGCTTGAAACGGGTTATAAAATATCCGACGGAACTGTAAACGAACAACCCGGCATAGAATTAGAAGGCATCGTCACGGGCAGTGATGGTTATGCGCTCGCATTTGATCCTTCACGTATTAACGCCGAAGTGGCCAGCATCAAAAACGCCTTTAATCTCGATGAGCTTGTCTCTGTATACGCATCATTTATAGCGATGAGTGATGCAGTGCTGACAGAGTTCACCGCAGAGGCAACCCCGAAAGACAAAACCATCACCATAAAACTTGCCGCGAAAAAAATTAAGTTCGTGACCTTCCAGCGCACCCAAAACGAAGCGCCAGCCCCTAAATCAACAAAAACAAAAAATCCCGCCGGGCAGGGGAGGGCAGACACCGGCAAAAAATCAGCCACACCAAAAGACAAACCTAAAACGGATATTCTTTACTTTACATAAGGTTAAATAAAAGTGGATGAGCAATTTTACAGTTTGCCGCTGGTGGCCTCCATCCCTGACCAGTCAATGACCGTCAGTTTTGATGGCTCCTTCTTTTCGGTTCGGGTGTTCTTTTCGACCAGCACAAACTTGTGGTGGTTGGAATTGAGTAGCGTTGATATGGCTGTGACACTGTCACAAATCGCACTGCGACCAAATGTGATGCATGGGTTGTCTGGCAAGGTTCCGGGTTATGCCGGTGCCGCGTCAGTCGGCATGATTAGCTTGCGAAGTGGTGGGGTTTACGGCTCGATTGATGCCTTTGCGGGTGATTTTGGGCTTTTCATGGCTGATGCCGTGACAGTGTAACGTCGGGGCGCTGTTTTAGCTGGTGGTTAACGATGAATAACACATTACAGGAGTTGATTGGTCAAGTGACTAAATGGATTGAGATTTATTTCCCGGCGATTTGTGCCGGTATTATGGCCGCAGCAATCAATATTTTAATGGGTGTCAGAGCCAGTGAGCCGCCAAAGAGAAATGTAACAGGGGGCGCTATATGTGGGCTTATTGCGACAGGTTGCTACTCATTCGCAATTTATTTAGGTATGCCACCTGAAGCGGGCATTTTCTTTGGCGGGTTCCTCGGCTTTCTCGGCCCTGATGGCATCAAAGAGATTTTTGTCACTGCTGGCAACGTTATCAAAAAACGCAGGTCTGGAGGGTTAACAGATGCAAATAAGTAACAACATGAAAGCGTATTTATCAATGCTTGGGTGGTCTGAAGGAACGACCACAATAAAAGGCAGTGATAATGGCTACAACGTTATCGTTGGCGGTGGTTTATTTACCTCATATGCAGACCATCCGCATAAATCGGTAAAAATACCATCATTGGGGATTAGCTCGACAGCGGCTGGGCGTTATCAGTTACTTGCAAAATATTGGGATGGGAAGAACGGGTATAAATATAGCCTCAAGCTGTCGAATTATGGCCCCGAAAGTCAAGATGCTGTTGCCGTTCAACAAATTAAAGAGCAGGGCGCATACGCTGATATTGAGAGTGGCAATATTAAAGCGGCAATTCAAAAGTGCTCGAATATATGGGCATCATTGCCCGGCGCTGGTTACGGACAGCATGAGCAAAAGATTGATGATTTACTTGCGGTCTACCGTGAAAACGGTGGGATTGTCGCTTGATGCGCACGCTATGGAAGCCGCTGACCGCTGGCGGCTTAATTCTGCTGGCTCTGTGCTGGTTTTCCCATGCGCGCTATGAATCTGGCTATCAGGCGGCGGATTCATCCTGGAAACTGAAGGACGAAAAGCGCCAGAAAGCAAACGCGCTGGCGCTGGCCAGCAAACAGGCCGACGAGCGAAGCAAGGAGAAAGAACGACGTGACGCCGCAGACAAAGCAGCAGCAGAAGCGGACACACAACTTGCTAAAGCGCGTGCTGATGCCGCTGATGCTGAGCGTACTGGTGACCAGTTGCGCGCAACAATATCAGCCATCCGCAAGCAGTTTGCAGCAAGTGAAACCGGCAGATTATCCGCAGTTGCCGCAGCAAGCTCGGCAAGAGCCAATACCGGCATTTTGCTTGCCAACGTGCTTGAAAGCGCTGACAAGCGAGCGGGAGAACTGGCGGAATACGCTGACAGGGCAAGAATAGCCGGTCAGACATGCGAGAAAATTTACAATCAAGTAACCAAAGGAAATCAACAATGAGCGAAGCAAAACCACAGGACGGCAGCACCGTAAAGGGTTATCGCAGCCTGACCGACAAAGACATTGCCAACATGAATCGACTTAAAGAAATCAGCCGCCAGTTTTTGGCCCAGCTTTCATTTTTAGATAATGGAGAGCATGACGGGCGCTGGCTGGCGATTGCTAAAACTGAAATGCAGAAAGCCTGTATGTCTGCGTGCCGAGCAGTAGCGCAACCGGATGAAGACTGCTGAATCTGGTGAAGCCCTTGTTGGATTTAGCCCGGAACTGACCGGGCATTTTTTTGTCTGTTGACTGGCGGGTAACATATAAGTTACCTTTATTATGTGAATGCACATCAAGGGGGCTTTATGGCCAGCATTGAAACTGATGAAGCAACAATCAGTTACTTAAAGGAAGACCCGCAAGCAAGGCTTGCAATCATAAATGAGGTATACCGGCTAATAAGCGATGGTGATGTCGATGTCGCCAAAACCACATTGCGCATGGTTATCAATATGACCTGTGGATTTCGAGCCATTTCTGATGAAGTTGGCAGACATCCAAAATCCATCATGCGCATGTTGACCCCGGATGTAGATCCAGGCATCAAGGCGTTTATGTCAGTGGTCAATGCCACAAAGCGCCAGATAACGAGCGCCGCAAAGGAGGCATAAAAATGCAGAGCAATTTACATGAAACCGATTTTTACGGGTGGACGCAGCAACAGGCCGAACTGTTAAGAAAAGGGAAACTCACTGAGGTGGATGTGATGAATTTAATCGAGGAAATCGAGGACATGGGCGGCAGCGAAAAAAGGGAACTTGAATCACGTCTTGGCGTGTTGTTTATGCATTTGCTCAAGTGGCGTTATCAGCCCACACACCGTGGCCATTCATGGCGTCTGACCATTGCAGAGCAGCGCAGCAAGATTGCGCGCCGCTTGAGGAAATCGCCGTCACTCAAGTCTTCACTGGAAGAAATCGCCGCTGACGCTTACAGCGATTCACGTTATGGCGCATCGCGTGAAACCGGTCAGGTGCTGGAAGTGTTCCCGGATGATTGTCCGTGGACGCTCGCACAGGTGCTGGATGTTGACTATTTGCCAGACTAA